AGGAGCTTTACAAAGTAACAAACCGCCAACTTCGACGTTGCCTTGAAACCTAGAATTGTAATCTGACTGAATCTCTAGCTCAGGGTGATCATCAGCCTTTACGGGCTGCCATCCTTCCCTGAAAGATCTAGATACATTCGTATTGTCAGATTGTCCTAAAATGCTGGTCCGAATCCAACGGAACCCCCAACCATCTTGAGGCTTTGGAGTCGGCAATATAGATGCCGGGTTCCAGCTATCATCTGGCCGGTACTGTTCTTCTTCTCGCGTGTCGCTTTCTCTAGGGGTGCGCTCTGTTGCCATTACCTTTCTCCTTTAGAGCATTTCGGCATGTCGGGCATACTGTTCATTTGTTAACCCAAGTCGCTTGGCGAGGGCTACTTGAGTGGCCGTTAACCGTATTTTGCGCGGTTTGGCACCGTTGTTCCTTGCGGAAGGTGCCACCACCGTCGAGGGCTTACTGGTAGTCACGGACGCGCTACGGCCATCTGTATCGCTTGATTCTATCCAGTCATAATCAGGGAAAGCCGCTCGGACCTTTCCATCGATGTAATCAAAGTATTCCTGAGATCTTACATCAATGCCAGACCTAACGGCTTGCGTATGTGCTCCATAGGCTAGAGCAGTCATGTCCTCATGACCCTCAGCCATGAACCATGTATTCTTACTTGCCCATTCTTCAGCCTCAGGCGTAACCTGTACCTGAGGTTGTTGCTGTTGTTGAGCGGCTACGTTTTGAGCAGCTCGTCTAGCAACTTCCTGTTGATAGGCTTGCTGTTGATAAGCTTGGGCATTCTGGTTTTGAGTTTGAATGTTACCTCTGTAACGCTCAATCTCGGCCAGTTCTGCCTGAGCCTTAACCATTTGCTCTTGAGTATTTACAACGCCATCGGTATCGCCCTCTTCGTAGGCTTTCCGATATCCGTCTTTTGCTTTCTCAAGGTTCAGTTGAGCGCGTTCTCGAATCTGCTCTACTAACGCAGCCTCGCCCCTAGTAATAAGAGACTCTTGTTCTTGGGCCTTGTTAGCGTATTGCTGAGCAATCTTGACAGCCTCTTCCCGCATGCGCTCTGCGGCTTCTCTCTGTCTACGCTCTTCATGGTAATCAAACTTAAGCTTGTTCAGCCTTTTCTGAACTTTCTCAGAATACTGGCCAAGCTCTTCATCATCACTCTCTTCAGAGGACGCGGCCTTACTAGGTCTCCTGTCTTCTGGAGGACGGTCATCAACAACTTCAAACTCGTACTCACTAGACTCAGAGCCTTGGTCGGCCTTGCGCTTTGTGTGCGTGGTTTTTACGCCAAAGAATTTATCTTCTGCGGTTTGGGGAGACTCTTGGGTCTCCAGATCTTGGGTATTGGCTGCTTCGCTCATGCCTTCACAATCCCCCTCGGATCTTCAACTACAGCCTCAACGCTGTCATCGTTAATCAATCGGAACTCTTTGCCGTGGACTTTGAATCGAGTGCCTGAGTAAGACCTCATAATGATCCAGTCGCCTTCTTGACAAAACGAGCCAGTGGGAAATCTGTTGGGATCTTTGTAGCAATCCGGCCCCATTTTGAGAACCATCCCGCAGATAGAACCAAGTTCCTCTTCTTGCATAGTCTTCTTGGATTTGATTATCCCGCCATCGTATTCCGAATCGGGATCTGGGAGCGCAATCAAAATCTTGTAGCCCTTAGGGTCAGGAAGCTGATTTGCGTTTCGAGACTCTTCAGTCTCTAGCTGCTGAGCTGCTTCGCTCATATTTTCTCCTTGCATCGGGATTGCGCCCGAAGTCGCTTGCACTAGGAAACGCCTAGAGTCGTTATTGCGCTTGCTCGTATCGAGCCTTAGCGTCCAAGATCTCTCGCTCTGCTTGAGCTAGACCCTGAATTATTCCGCAGCACTTAGTGTAATCTGCGTAAGTGCTGCAAGCACCGCCACTCATGTGATCAGCAATGCTATTCATTTGTTCTCTAACATTTGACCTTAAATAGTCAAAGATGTCTAGTCCTTCTGTCACTTGTCTCCCATGACCTCTTTAGCAATCTGTACGCCTAGTTTAGCGCCTGCTATTTGGTCTTGTGAAGCAATTCTTGCATTTTCTAATTCTTCTTTCGTATTCGTTTCAGCTATCTTTGCACCCAACTTAGCTGTCTCTAATCGCTCTTGCTGCTCCAATCTTTCCCTGTCGAGGTCTGACTTGACCATAGCCTTCTGCATTTCTAGCTGGATCTTAGCCATCTCGGCCTGCGCTTTCTGCTGAACCTCTTGCTGCTTGATCTGCAACTCTTGCATCTGCATTTGAACAATAGGATCTTGCATATTCTGCTGGGCTTGCTGAGCTTGCTGCTCTTGTGCCGCTTTGCCGGTAACCTGTGCCGCAGCAGGGGCCACAAGCCTAGATATCCTGTACTCAATATCTTCAGGCAACGGCTCGTTGGGCGTAGGAAGCTCCACGCCTAGCTGCTTTTCTATCTCTGTGCGGTACTGGAACGCCAAATGCTCTTGAACGTGGGCAGCCAACTCTGCTTCCGCCTTCTTGGCATTGGGGCTCTTGCCCATAATCTCCATGATCTGCGGGTTTTGCACCACAGACATATGGGTCTGGATGTGAGCCTCGTGATCTTGGTAGATAAACGCCTTGACCGGCTTGCCGTTGATGATATCCATGTTCTCGCTGACAGGATCGGTAGGCTTCATGTCCTTTTCTGTAGGAACAATCTGGTCTGCGTCCTGAATACCAAGAACATCTAGCATTTGACGGTGCAATAACGGCATGTCGTACATTTCTGGAGCTTGTGCAGCCAGTTGTAGTGCCGCTTGGTACTGCATAATGCGCTGAGCCATCGTTCCTGCGTTAGGATCGCTGACTGGAATGATGTCTACGCGCTCATCGAAGTCCTGTGACACCAAATCCTTGCCGCCTTCGAGGTACGGGTACTGTTCTGGGCCAAAATCGCGCACTAAATTGCTTAATATCCGCAGTTCTACGCGCATTGAGGCGTGTAATCGAGCCTGAATGGCGCTCATTACCTTCATTGACCGCTCCAGTATGGCCAATGTGGTGCCTACGGGCGCTTCTGCGTTCATATCAGCGGCTTTAACGTCCGCTGCGGACGCAAATCGGCGGCCTTCCTCTACAATGTCGCCCATGAGCTGGTATAAAACGTTGCTCGGCTCTTTGTACGGCATGAAACTAATGTTATCGCGGATGCTTCCGCCCGGAACGTCCACATCTCGGAACTCACCGGGCATGATTGGAGTGTCATCACCCTTAATTCGCAAGCCTCGGGCCTTCAAACCGCCCGGCAGGTTGGACAATGTGCCTGCATCGACCAGTTGTCGGAGCAATGAAGTGGCTGATTTAGCCAATCCACCGATCATATGGATCAAACCAAAGCCATAAAACCCTAATCCGGGTATGTATTGGTAGTGAACAAAGTGCTCTCGCTTGGTTTTTAGGTCATCACCCTCGTACCAATTGCGACGAATCGACAGAATCTCTCTAGAACCAGCGTCAATAGACACAACATAGGGCAGAGCAATCCCTGTTTGCTCCCCATTCTCCTCATCCTCGAATCCTGCAAGATCTAAATTGACCTGCATCTCAAGAATTGTGTGCCTAGAATCTAATTCATAGCTGGCGCTATCGCCAGTTAAGCGGTTGTACTTCTCTTCTATGCGGTCAACATCAGGCGATGGAGCGCCTAGCTCTATATCTCGGTAAAAACCTGACACCTGAAGCTTGCGAATCTCGTTTGTTGTGCGCTTCATGATGTGCGTTGCACGTTCGCAGGTTGTTAAGTCAGAGGCTCCGTAGCTAACAACGAAGTCTTCTGCCGGTACGAACATGCTACACGGCCTGCCCATGCTTGGGTCGTAGTAAACTTTTCTAAAAGCACTGCCTGCCAACGGTAACGAGAACAACATTTTCTCGGTCTCTGACCGATACTCCGTCATTTTCTCCGTTAGCAAATAGTTAAGATAGTCTTGGACTCTATGAGCCTGCTCTTCTTTCTCATCAGTCATCTTGCCGACGACAGATGTCTTCACTGGTCCGCTTGCAGGGAACAGTTCTTGAATAGATTGGGACTGGAACTTGATAACGGACTCTGACAAAAGGGGATGAAAGACTCCACAAGCCCCGTCCCAAGGGGTGGTTCTGTCCTCATGCTTGAGGCCCAGAAGATCTAAACCATCGACATAGGCTCTTTCCCAGTCTGCTCGACTCTCTTTGTCAGACTTAAACATGCCAACAAGCTCAGAGGCGATAAGGTTTAGTTCACCCTCATCGACCACTTCCGCTAAGTTAGCGTCATGTGGAAGCATGCCCAGCGCAGCAAGGGTGCTTGCGTCTGGGTCAAAGTCGAGAATAACGCCACCATCCTCTGTTTCGATAGAAACAGATTCTGGGTTTTCGATCTCGATCTCTATGTCCTCTCCGTCTCCGATTAGCGGATTGGAGCGCATGGTTCTGTCAATAG